AGCAAGAAGCTAAGCGAGCTTTCAAAGCGTTTGAGTGAGATTGAAGCCAAAAAGGGTGAAGAGGCTGAAGAAGCGGAAGAGGCAGAGGAAGCTGAAGAGGCTAAAGTGCCATCTCCAGTAAGCGAAGCTAAAAAGAAGGGCTCCGCTGGGAAAGGCGTTGTGGCTGTTGACGTTCTCGAAAAAGACGCTTTGGCAAACTACGACTGGTTCAAAGACTTGCTGAAGGCCCACAGAAAACTTGTAGGCTTCCANTAGGAAGGTGATTTGCCATGTCTTTTGACGCTAAAATAGCTGGAAACATTTACTCGCTTCCAGGCGACCTTGTANCCTTCACGGCAAGCGGNGCAATAACAAAGGGACANGTTGTNAAAATTGCTGGGGCCATGACTGTTGCGGCAGCTTCAGNCGTAACGGACAAAGTTATAGGCGTGGCAGTGACAAACGCTTCAAATGGTGGAACAGTTACCGTTGCGATGGGATGCCCAATAGTTTGGCTGACGGCAAGCGGAACAGTTAATGCTGGAGACGTTTTGAGGGCTGCTACTGGCGGAGCAGTTGCAAGCACGGCTGCGGGAACATTAGCCTACGCTGTCGGCTACGCACTTGAAGGCACATCCAGCGGCGGCGTGTTTCGTGTAGCCATCGCACCGTTTGTTTGGCCTGCAAGCTAAAAAAAGGGGTGAAAACTTATGGCTATGTTTCGTGATGCCTTCACCTGGGTCGACTCTGGCGCAATAGCATATCCGGCATTGCATAAAAAGATAATTGAACTCACGATGCCAGCTTTAGTTGTTAAAAAACTGTTCCTCGAATTTCCATTAGTGGCGGGTAAAACCGCAACCTTTGTCAAGCAGTCTGGTTCACGAGCTGCTGCAATAACCGAAGTTGCCGAGGGCAGCGAAATGCCTATGGATTACACGCCATACACATACATAACTGTCACGCCCTACAAGAAAGGGTTGAGGGAAAGGGTAACGAGAGAGTCGATTGAGGACTTATACATACCAGTAATCGAGGATCAGCTAAGGCGACTTGCAAGACGTATGGCTTACACCATCGATAAGGACTGCCAATCAGTCATAGATTCAGCTGCTGGAAACAGCTTCACTGCAACAGGCACAAGCCTAAGCGCAACGGGCACAGAGTTCACCATTTCAGGTGGGCTTGGGACGAAGGATATTCTGAAAGCAAAAGCCGCAATTGAAAGCTACGGCTTGATACCAGACACGATATTGCTGAACCCGATAAACGCGAGAGATGTCTATTACTTGCCCCAGTTCTCGCTATACGCTTATGGTTACTGAACGTAACCGGCGAATTATGGCGAGGAAGTCATCCAGACTGGGGCTGTCGGCACAATCTACGGCATGAACGTTTACGTCAGCCCAGTCATACCGGCAGGAACAGCCTACATCTTAAGCACTGGACAAAACGTGTCAGCTGCCTATTCCCCGCTTGGGTTTTTCGTTTTGAAGCGACCCTTGACCACGGATTTGGAAATCAAGAAGGAGTTTGACGCTGTCGATGTGGTGCTTTCAACGAGGTATGCGCCTGTAGTCACTTACGGTGAGGCAATCGTCAAAGTGACAGGTTTAGCATCAAGCTAAACGCGTTAGTTTCCTCTTTTTCATTTTCCCGTTTTTGTTTCAAAGCCAGCCCACAAGCGGGGTTGGCGGAACAAAAAGAGGTGAGTTGAAAATGTCTGAAAATAAGAAGCCTAAACGTGTGCTGTTCCGTCTGATGAAGGGGCTAATCTACGGCAGCGTTATAGGCATGGTGTTCGGTTCAGCGCTTTACCTTTTGGCTTCAGCAGTGAACCAGATAGCTCCGTTGCCTTTCGCTCCAGCAATTTGGGCAGCTTTGATTTTCGGCGCTTCCGTGGTAGCCGGGACAGCCGTCGAATACAGCGACTGGCTTGAAAAAAATGCCGAGTAAACTTTCCATCCTCTGCCACATCTTACACGGCTTGGTAGCAGGGTTTCTGGCCCCTCTAGGATGGCTTAGCTTAGCAATTTCCCTTTTCCTTTTTGTCCAATTTTTCGCCTACGAGTATGTCGAGGAGTCGAAAATCCAAGATGAAATGTTTCATGAGTTGAAGGAGTGGAGTTTCGGCTTCATAATCGGGTTGGTGATAAGCTTATGCGTGTTTCCCGTATTATAAAGAAGTTGAAAAAAAGGCACGTGTTGAACAAGATTGTTTTGGTAGCGTCAGCCGTATTGTTTATCTGGTCTATTTGGCAGCATGAAATTATGATGTTCCCCTATCTCAAGCAAATGTGGGATGCTGAGTTTCAGTTTTTCACGGGTATAAAGGTTCAATGGGGAGCAGCTTACGATTTCACGCTTCTCGCGGAGTTTATCGCTTACATTCTGCTTGGAACAGCCTTATGGTTCTGGGATTAGATATGACCGTGCAATATGTAACCGCTTCTGATGTTCAAGCAGCCTTGAACATGACGTATGACAGCGCAAACCATGTTTACACGGTTTACGGTTTGACAATTACGGAGGCAAGCGTTCAAGCCCACGTGGACTTCGCCAACACTTATGTTAACGCTCTTTTGGGAAGGGATTTAACAACGGATGACGCGAAATATCCAATTGCAAAGATGGCTGCCCTGGACTTGGCTTGTATCCGTATTCTTGTGGTTTCGTCTGGCGGAGCCATGATAGGGGCCTTCGACTATTTCCTGGGCGATTTGCGTGTTGCGAGAGCTGGCCCCTACGCGGAAGCCATTGAACGCACAATCAAAGGCTTCCAAGAAGATTTCGTGCGCCAAATGGTTAACTTGACAACGCCTGTTAAGGCTGCTGAGGCAGCAGCTGCGGGTGAAGTTCCAACTTACCGTGGAGGATTGATTAACCCATGACATTCAAAAACTATGTTAAATTGAAGCTTAACGGGCGCGTTGTCGTTTTAGATCCGCCCGTGGACATTGAAAAACTCAGCGAAGATTTTGAAGTGGAGCCGTGCAGTAGCTAATGGCGGATGCTGCAGCAGTTTTGAACCAGCATTTATACGACAATTGGAATCTTGCAAGCCCCGCTAAGGACAATATATATTGGGCTAAAAGTAAGGTTGAAGCCATAGACTTCACAAAAATGACGAAAAATTATGTAATAGCTTGTTATGCGCCTATGACTGCTGCGAATGTTCGTGTTGAAGCTAAAGACGTTTTGTTTGTGGAGCAAAATGTTATGGTTGACATCCTCGTTAAAGTTGTAACATCCGTAACTGACGCTGTTAACGCAAGGGAAAACATGCGTAATGAGGTTTACCGCATCCTTAAAGCTTCCACGCCAAGCGGCTTCGGATATGCGGACATCACCCGTGAATTTAACAAAAACGAAAGTCCAGATTTGGCGCGTTTAAGCCTCCAAGTTAAAATGGTGAGTTTAGCGTGACAGTTAAACTCCAAATTGACCCCTCAGAAGTTGAGGCCTTCGCCGAGGCTTTGAAACGGATGAGTGATGATTTGCGCGGAAGGTTCGCCGAGGCTTTAGGTGAGGTTGGAAGGCAAATTGTTGTCCGCGCGAGGGCTTACGCGCCCGTAAGGACTGGAGCTTTAAGGGCAAGCATCTACGAGACAGTCACACATGATTTGGTGTTGCGTGTTGGAGCATACGTTTACTACGCCATATTCCAAGAGTATGGAACCCGATATATTGCCCCCCGCTATTTCATGACACGTGCAATCCAAGAAAACCTTCCTCTTTTAACTTTCGCCATGCAGGAAGCGATAAACAAGGCTTGGGAAAACTTGTAAAGGGCCATCACAAGCGGGTGGCCCGCAAGTGAGGTGAATGTGAATGCCAATATTGGGTAGAAGTGCCTCGATTTATAAGGGAACGACTGAAATTGGAAACTGCACAAGCGTCAGCGTTAGCATAGACTCCGACTTAATCAAGGAATACTTCATTGGCGGAACAAACCCGGACAGGCCAGCGTTTCTCGCCAGCGGAAACAAGAGCTTCAAGGTTAGCATTGAAAAAGCTTACGTGGACAGCACATATGCCACAGACCTTCTTAACGGGTCTGCTGTGACAATTGAGGTCCGCCCAGAGGGCACAGGCACAGGTAAGCCAAAGATAACTTTAAGCAACGTTGTCTTCACAAGCTGGGAGCTGAGCGTTGAGCAAGACGGTGTGGTAATGGAAAGCATTGAAGGCGAAGGAACCAACATCGCTTGGGGCACACAGTGACAGCCCTAACCTTTTAGGAGCGTGATCTCCAATGCCGATTCTAGGCAGAAACGCGCTGCTTTACCGGGCAGTCTACCCCTCAAACCTTACAGTGAACCCGCCGGCAAACAGCA